GCAGTATTAAACTGAATAAATATTTATAAAATAATAAATTATGAAAATACTAGATAAAACACATCTTATCACACCTTTTGATAAAGAAGCTAAAATGTCAGGAGTAGGAGCTAACGCTTTATGGAATGGTCCTCTTGATACTACTGGATATACTAAAGGTAAAGGTTCTAGTTCTGGTAAAGATGGAATCAAACTTAGATTTGATCAACCTTACTGTGCTAAAGGTCCTATAACTCAAAGAGCAAGAGGTAAATTTTAGTTATGTCTTTAAATTTAATACATAAAAATACTAACTCTCCTTTTCACTTGCAAAGAAGTATGGTTGATCAAGGTGGTTCAGGCGACTCTTACGAAAGTGGTGGATATAATCCAGATACCGTTTATAACAACGATGCCGCTAATGCTGCTATAGAATCTTTTAGTAAAACTGTTGGTGCTGCTTTGTCGTCTAGAACAAAAGGTGATATTAATAGAAGTAATGAGAAAACGGTAGAACGTAAAAACAAAAGAGTAAAAAACATAGAGGATAAATTAAGTAAAACAGATATATCAGAAAAGAAAAAAACAAGATTAGAAAATAGAGAAAAAAGAATATCAAAAGATATAACTTCTACGAAAGAAAAAATATCTGAATATGAAAAAAATAGAAAACTAGAATTAAAAGCAGACATAAACAAAATAGATTAATAAACAAAAACAAAAACAAATAAAACAAAAACAATGGCAAAATTCATCTCAATTCCAGTTACATCATTAGGAACAACTCTTATACCTACAGACGGTTTAATTACACAGTATCTTAGTGCTACTAGTGTTAAATTAGCGGCAGGTGGAAGATTAATAGCTTTAACAACAGTAGGTGCAACAACCGCTTTTACAGACGCTATCAATAAAGCCGCTTTAGCACTTAATGGACCAGTAGTAGTACCTGTAAGTTTACCTAGTGGTGAGACTTGTACGGCTGTCGTAATCTCGTAATAATTAATCTAGATCCCCTATAAAGTAATTTGTAGGGGAATTTAATAAACTTAAAAATCATGAAAACTCCGTTAAGTCAAAAAACAGTTAAAAAAGAAAAAGACGTTTCTTATAAAAGTGACATGGTAGGTCTACCTAGTAAAGTTGTTAAAGAACAAAAAGCAACTATGAAAAAAGCTAGTAGTGGACCAAGATATGAAATAAAGAAAAACGGATCAGGTGTTTCATCTAAAACATCTACTCCACTTTATAAGAAAAAAATAGTAGAAAAAGCTACTGGAGAAAAATATGCTTCTAAATCAGCGATGATGAAACATGAAAAAAGCGAATCAAAAACTGAACAAAAAAAGGAGTACGGAAGAGTAAAAAGATCTCCTGTTAAAATGAAAAACTGCTAAATGGCTTTTAAAATGAGCGGTCCTCCTTATGGGGTAAATAATACGCCCATATATAGTACAGATATGGACGATAACATTTTAGGAATGGCTCAGTCTAATGGTACTATATTGATTAATAAAAATGTTTCTCCTTTAGAGTTAAAAAATAGTAAAACTATAGAACACGAAATGGTTCATATAGACCAAATGAAGAGAGGTGATTTAAACTACACAGATACTCACGTGTCTTGGAAAGGTAAAAAATATCCTAGATCAACTATGAAAGAAGGAGCAAAAAACTTACCTTGGGAAAAAGAAGCTTATATCAAACAGAATAAGAAAATTAAATAATAAATAATACATGTAATAATATAATTATATAACCTTAATATTATTTAATTATGAAAAAAGTATTTTTTATTATCGGTATTTTGTTAATTAGTTTAGATGTATTATCTCAAGAAAAAATTAACGTAGATAATTTAATAGGATATTGGACTCCTAATGAAAAAGCTACAGAATTATTTTTTTGGAAAGATAAAAACAATGTATTACAAGTTCAAGAAATTAGTTCTAACAGTGGAATACCTTTAACACTAATAGATTTTGTAGTAAAAGAAGATTTTATATGTATTAAAACTATTTTTGAACCAACTGTTTGGACTACTGAAAGTGTTTTTGTACTTATTGATGATAACACTTTAAAATGCACTATAACTGGAGATGGAGAAGGTGTTGTATATTATAAAAAAAATAAATAAATAAAAATAAAAAAACAAACAAAATGGCATACACACAAAAACCAGGAAGATCTCCACTACTTAAAACAGGAAATGGAATACCTAGCGCTTTATTACAACAAAGAATATCTAGAAGAGCTGGTGACTACATAGAAGATGTTACCGCAAGTAATAGACTTAAATTAGCCGTAGAAGGTCAAGCTAAATCAGATAGTATTTCAGCTAGTAAAAAAAGCACACGTTCTAATAAATATAAAAAAGCACAAGAAGGAAACGAGGCAGCTAACAAAACTAGAGCCAAAGGTGGAGTAGAAAAAGTACAACGTTTTAGTAATCCAAATCAATATAGTACTTACCAACCTAGAACTGGTGAAAAAGACACTTATTCAAGAGGTTCTGTAGATTCTAAAAGCGGAAAGTTTAAACAAAAACAAACTGAAAGTGATCCTAAAAAACTTAAGACAAACACAAGAACTGGAGAAGCAGATATTTAAAAAATGAAAAATCTATCAACAACAGGTTATAAAAAAGACAGTCCTGACAAAGATAGACCTTACAATGTAATACCAAGCGGGGATATAACAATGAAAGATGTTAACTTCCCCGTTTTAGGTATTGATAATAAAGGTAATTCTAAAATAATGCAACCTGGAGAGGAAGAAATTAATTTTCCTGGACATACTGTATTAGAGTTTCCTTTGTTAGGAAAAGCAATAAAAAATAAAAAAGGAATTTACAATAGAATATTTAAAAAATAAATCAAATTAAATGAACGTAGTAAAAAGCATAACAAAAGAACAATTAGAGACAGTTACAAATCAACAAAAAGATTTAAACAATCTACTAACTAATATAGGATTATTAGAATCTCAAAAACATGGATTATTACATCAGATTGCTGAAGTTAATAAATCTATAGAAGATTTTAAAAGCAAACTACAAGAAGAGTATGGTGCTATTAATATTAATTTATCAGATGGTTCTTATACTGATATTGAGGAAACTGTAACTGAGTAATGGATTCTTTAATTAGAAAAATAAGTATAGGTACGGATTATAAGAACGAAGCTATGCACTATTCTATAGGACAACAAGTTTATGGAGGTCATGAGATTTATAACATAATTCTTAATGAACACGATGATTCTTACTCTGTTTATATAAAAAAAGGTGATGAAGTAATGCCATGGAAGAAGTTTAATTCTAATATGGCTATTTCAGTTGAATATAATTTAGAATATTAATGAGAAGTGTTTTTGGTTTTATCGTAAAGCCTGTAGGCAATAGATATGATAATAAAACAAAAGTAGACGGTAAGGAACTTATAGTAAACACAAAGATAGAAAGTTTTAAATCTGTAAATAATATAGCTGAAGTTGTTTCAACTCCACTAGCTTATTCAACTAAAATAAAAGTAGGTGACTTAGTTGTAATTCATCATAATGTGTTTAGAAGATTTTATGACATGAAAGGTAAACAAAAAGATAGTAGATCTCATTTTATGGACGATTTGTTTTTTTGTGATTTAGATCAAATATATTTATATAAAAACGATACTAAATGGATTTCATTTGGAGACAGATGCTTTGTTAAACCATTAAAAAATATAGACTATTTAAAGATAGATAAAGAACAAAGACTTATTGGTATATTAAAATACGGTAATAGTTCCTTAGAAGACCTTAAAATACACGAGGGAGATCTTGTAGGTTATACCCCTTTTGGCGAATTTGAGTTCGTTATAGACGGACAAAGATTGTATTGTATGAAATCTAATGATATTGTAATTAAATATGAATATAAAGGAAACGAAACAGAATATAATCCTAGCTGGACACAAAGCAGTACTTGAGCTTATTAAAGTAGCTGAAGAAGCTATATTAAATAACGGAGATGATGATCTATCTGCTGATAAATTAAAAAATGCTGCTGCTACTAAAAAACTAGCTATATTCGATGCTTTTGAAATTCTTACTAGAATACAAGAGGAAGAAAAATTACTTAATGAAACTGAAAAAGAATCTAACGATAAAGTTTTCAAAGGTTTTGCAGAAGGGAGATCTAAGTAATGTACGAACAGTTACTTTATAAAATAATACCTGACCACATAAAGTCAAGTGTTATAAAACAAAACAACCGTCTTAATAAGTGGAAGTATGGATATAATAAAGACCATGATGTGGTTATTATTAGTAAAACTGGAAAGATTGGTGAAATACTTGAAATCCAAAATTTAAAAATAGCTTTACCACTAGTAGAAAATCCTTATTCTAGATCTAAAGAAAAACTAGAGCAGTATTGGGAACAAATGCCTTATCCAAAAGAAATAAGTAAAATAAAAACTACTTTTGATTGGAATAAACAACCAGATTCTTTTAAAGAAAGATGGTATGATTATATAGACAACGAGTTTAAATATAGAGAAGAAGGTTTATTCTTTTATAATAATAGTAAACCAACTTATATAACAGGTACACATTATATGTATCTTCAATGGAGTAAGATCGATATTGGAGCACCTGATTTTAGAGAATCAAACAGGTTATTCTTTATCTTTTGGGAAGCATGTAAGGCAGATCCTAGATGTTATGGAATGTGTTATTTAAAAAATAGACGTTCTGGATTTTCTTTTATGTCTTCTGCTGAATTAGTAAATATCGCAACTATATCTAGTGATTCTAGATTTGGTATATTATCTAAATCAGGAGCAGATGCTAAGAAAATGTTTACAGATAAAGTAGTACCTATATCTATTAACTATCCTTTCTTTTTTAAACCTATCCAAGATGGTATGGATAGACCTAAAACAGAATTAGCATATAGAATTCCAGCATCGAAACTAACAAGAAGAAAGTTAGATTCTAACGAAAAGTTAGAGGAACTTGAAGGACTTGATACAACTATTGACTGGAAAAACACTGGAGATAACTCTTATGATGGTGAAAAGTTAAAGATATTAGTACACGACGAAAGTGGAAAATGGGAGAGACCTGATAATATCTTAAACAACTGGCGAGTTACAAAAACTACATTAAGATTAGGTAGTAAAATTATAGGTAAGTGTATGATGGGTTCAACATCTAACGCTTTAGATAAAGGAGGAGATAATTTTAAAACTCTTTATTATAATTCAGATATTTCTAGAAGAAACCGTAACGGTCAAACTAGTTCAGGATTATATAGTTTATTTATACCTATGGATTACCTGTTTTTGATACACCAAAATCACCTGTTAAAGGAGTTGACGGAAACGAAATAGATTGTGGAGTTATTGAACATTGGCAAAACGAAGTAGATGGTTTAAAACTAGATCAAGACAGTTTAAATGAATATTATAGACAGTTTCCTAGAACAGAACAACACGCTTTTAGAGATGAATCAAAACAATCTCTTTTTAATCTTACTAAGATATACGAGCAAATAGATTACAACGAAGATTTAAGACATACTAACAACCTAACTAAAGGTAGTTTTCAATGGGAAAATGGTATTCAAGATACTAGAGTTATATTTGTACCAAACAAAGATGGTAGATTTTTAATATCATGGATTCCACCGGTTCATCTTCAAAATAGAGTATTAATAAAAAATGGTGCTAAGTATCCTGGAAATGAACATTGTGGCGCTTTTGGATGTGACCCTTATGATATATCAGGTACTGTAGATGGTAAAGGTTCTAATGGAGCATTGAGTGGGTTAACTAAGTTTTCAATGGAAGATGTACCACCTAATACTTTCTTTTTAGAATACATAGCAAGACCACAAACTGCAGAAATATTTTTTGAAGAAGTTTTAATGGCTTGTGTGTTTTATGGCATGCCAATACTTGCAGAAAATAATAAACCTAGATTATTATTTCATTTTAAAAGAAGAGGTTATAGAGGTTATTCTATGAATAGACCTGATAAAGTTTGGAATAAATTATCTATAACAGAAAGAGAAATAGGTGGAATACCAAACTCTAGCGAAGACATTAAACAAGCACACGCTGCAGCAATAGAATCTTACATTGAATCTTACGTAGGTACAACAGATGATGGATTTGGAGATATGTATTTTAACAACACTCTAAACGATTGGGCAAGATTTAATATAAACGATAGAACAAAACACGATGCCTCTATTAGTTCTGGTTTAGCAATTATGGCTTGTAATAAAAATCGTTATACACCATCTGCTAGTATAATTAGACAAGTATATAACTTAGGCATTAGAAAATACGATAATACAGGTTCTTCATCAAAAATACATAATAAATGAACATATATACAAATACAAATAGCGCATTTCCTAGTCAGGTTGTACCTGATGCGGTTAAAGCTTCTGAAGAGTATGGTTTACAAGTATCTCGCGCTATAGAACAAGAATGGTTTGAACAAGGTAGAACTACTCAAAATAGATACCTATCTAATTGGAACAATTTTCATCAGTTGAGATTATATGCAAGAGGAGAACAATCAGTACAAAAATATAAAGACGAATTAGCTACTAACGGTGATATTTCATATTTAAACCTAGATTGGAAACCAGTTCCAGTTATATCTAAGTTTGTTGATATTGTAGTTAATGGAATGTCTCAGAAAACTTATGATATAAAAGCTTACGCTCAAGATTCTGAGTCTTTGAAAACTAGAACTAACTACGCTCAAGCGATTTTAAGAGACATGTACTCTCAAGACTTAATAGCAAAAGCAAAGAGTTTAACCGGTCAAGATTACTCAGTGTCTACAATAGCTAAAGATGAATTACCAGAAACAAAAGAAGAGTTAGATCTTCACATGCAGTTAGGTTATAAACAGTCTATTGAAATAGCAGAAGAAGAAGCTATTAATAATGTGTTAGCGGCTAATAAGTGGGATTTAATTAGACGTAGATTAAATTATGACTTAACAGTACTTGGTATCGCTTGTGTTAAAACTAACTTTAACGTTAGTGAAGGTATAAAAACAGAATATGTTGACCCTGCATATCTAGTATATTCTTACACTGAAGATCCTAACTTTGACGATATATACTATGTTGGAGAAGCAAAAGCAGTTACCATTCCAGAACTCAAAATGCAATTCCCAAATATATCAGAGGAAGAGTTGTATAAGATACAACAAATGCCAGGTAATAGACAATATATAAACGGTTGGGGTAATTACGATGAAAATACAGTTCAAGTATTATATTTTGAATATAAAACTTATATGAACCAAGTATATAAAATAAAATACGGAGATAATGGATTAGAAAAAATCATTGAAAAAACAGATGATTTTAATCCTCCAGAAAATGAAAATTTTAAAAGAATATCAAGAACTATAGAAGTATTATATACCGGTGCTAAGGTATTAGGTACTAATACTATGTTAGAGTGGAAGTTATCAGAAAACATGTCAAGACCTTTTTCTAACATGACTAAAGTTGAGATGAACTACGTTATATCAGCTCCTAGAATGTATAAAGGCAGAATAGATTCTCTAGTTAATAGAATAACTGGTTTTGCTGATATGATTCAACTAACTCACTTAAAACTACAACAAGTGATGGCTAAGATAGTTCCTGATGGAGTTTTCTTAGATATAGATGGTTTAGCAGAAGTTGATTTAGGTAATGGTACAAATTACAATCCCGCTGAAGCTTTAAACATGTATTTCCAAACAGGTAGTATTGTAGGTAGATCTCTCACTCAAGAAGGTGGAATGAACGCTGGTAAAATACCTATTCAAGAACTAAATAGTTCAGCTGGTCAAGCAAAAATACAAGCATTAATATCTACGTATCAATATTACTTACAAATGATACGTGATGTAACTGGATTAAACGAAGCAAGAGACGGAAGCGCTCCAGAAAGAGATACTTTAGTTGGATTGCAAAAGATGGCCGCTAACGCGTCAAACACAGCGACGAAACACATATTACAATCCAGCATGTTTTTAACCCTTAGAACGTGTGAAAACATATCTCTTAGGATTGCAGACTGTTTAGATTATCCTTTGCTAGCTCAGGTTTTAGAAGAAAGTATATCTACTTATAATGTCGAAACTTTAAAAGAGATTAAAAATCTAAATCTACATGACTTTGGTATATACTTAGAATTAGAACCAGACGAAGAAGAAAAGGCAATGTTGGAACAAAATCTTCAAATAGCATTACAATCTGGTGGTGTTGATCTAGACGATGTTATAGATATTAGAGAGATTAAGAATTTGAAACTAGCCAATCAAATGCTTAAACTTAGAAAAACTAAAAAGATGAAAGCTGCGCAAGCAGCACAGATGGCTAATATACAAGCACAAGCACAAGCAAATCAAGAGACTGCTGAGAAAGCAGCTATGTTTGAAGTTCAAAAACAACAAGCATTAACACAAGAAACAGTTAATGTAGAACAAGCTAGATCTCAGTTTGATATACAAAGAATACAAACAGAGATTGCTCTTAAGAAAGAAATAATGGCAATACAGTTTCAATACGACATGCAATTAGCTCAATTAAAAGCACAGACAGATACAAATAATCTTCAAGTTGCTGAAGATAGAAAAGATGAAAGAACAAAAATACAAGCAAGTCAACAATCAGAAATATTGAATCAAAGAAAAACAGGTTCGTTACCACAAAGTTTTGAATCTTCTCAATTCACTGGTTTACAAGGACTTGGAGGTTAAAAAAAATAACTATTTAATTATATTATATTATGTCAGAAATTGAAAAAAAAGAAGGGGAGTTTAAAATTAAAAAACCTACTCCTAAAAAATTAGTTAAAAATGAAGAAGTAACTAAGATCGATTTAACAACACCTGTAGTTGAATCAGAAGTAGTAAAAGTAATAATTCCAAAAGAAGACACAGATGCCATTCAAGAACAAAGCACAGATGAAAGCGTGTTACGCACAGAACAACCCAAATTGGAATTGCAAGAAGTGGAAAGAGGAAACGAAGGGTCCTTTGAAAATGTTATTCAAGAAATCACAGACGAAGAAGTAAAAACCGTTGAAAAAGAAATTGAAAAACATATTGCTGCGCAGGTAAATACAGGTAAACCTTTACCAGAAAACATCGAAAAACTAGTTACTTTTATGGAAGAGACTGGTGGAAGTATAGAAGATTACGTTAGATTAAATGCTGACTATTCTAACGTAGATGAAAAAGCATTACTAAAAGATTATTATATAAAAACAAAACCTCATTTAGATAAAGAAGAAATCCAATTTTTAATGGAAGATACTTTTGAGTATGATGAGGATTTAGAAGAAGAGCGAGATATAAGAAAGAAAAAACTCGCATTTAAAGAAGAAGTTGCAAAAGCCAGAACGTATTTAGATTCTGTAAAAAGTAAATATTACGACGAGATCAAGTTGAGACCGGGTACTACTTTAGAACAGAAAGAAGCTTCTGACTTTTTCAACAGATACAAGGAAGATCAAAATAAAGTCCAATCAAGACATGATAGGTTTAAAACTGATACAAAAAATCTTTTCAATAACGATTTCAAAGGTTTTGAATATAGCGTTGGAGAAAAAAGATTTAGGTATGGCGTTCAAAACCAAGATCAAGTCGCTGAAAAACAATCAGACATTAGCAATTTCATTGGGAAGTTCCTAGATAAAGACGGAAATGTTAGTGACACGAAAGGGTATCATAAGGCTTTATATACCGCTATGAATTCAGATAAAATTGCAGAACACTTTTACGAACAAGGAAGAGCAGATGCAATTAAGAATGTGATTTCAAACTCTAAAAACCCTGGAACAAACCAACCACGACAAGCATCTGGTGAAGTTTTTATAAATGGTTTAAAAGTTAAAGCAATTAGTGGTGTTGATTCTTCTAAATTAAGAATACAAACAACAAAGAAAATTAACATTTAAAATTAAAAAATTATGGCAGCAATTTCGCCTTCGTTCGGTTCGATTAAACCGAGTCAAAAACAACAAGCCTTAGAGTCTAATTACTTAAACTTTACAACTCAAGGTAGTGATGCAAATACTTTTGCACAACAATATTTACCTGAAATCTACGAAGCAGAAGTAGAACGTTACGGAAACAGAACTCTTTCTGGATTCTTACGTATGGTAGGTGCTGAAATGCCTATGTCTTCTGATCAAATTATTTGGTCTGAGCAAAACAGATTACATATTGCTTATAACAATGTAACTTGTGCTACTGCAACTACTTTAACATTTACTACTGGTGGTACTGGTGTTAACTTCGTTCAAAACG